AACAGGCGCATGAAGAGCGTAGAAAAGCGAGTCAGATAACCGGTCGTCAACCCGGGCGCGGCTGACTCGTGCAGGCTTCTAGAGCATGACAACTGCCTACGCTACCAATTCGTAGCCAATGACAAGGCAGGCTGGGACTTCCCGGCCAGACGAATGCCGGTATCACAGCGGCGTCAACCTGTGATTTAGCTGACCTGCCAGGTGTAGGAACAGTATCGGGGTCGCTCTAACGGGCGGCTCCAGCCTCATTCAACAAGCTCGCTTCGGCGGGCTTTTAGACTGACCATAGCGGGTTGGAGAAGCAGCAACTCGTCAGGCTCATAACCTGAAGATCGTCCGTGCAAATCGGACACCCGCTACCCCATTCAACAAGCTCGCTTCGGCGGGCTTTTTTCGGTAATTATCCCTTAGCGACAAGTATATGGGTCGAGCCTGCAAGATTTGCAGTTGTAGGTCGGGAACGGCAGCCAGAGTAGACCGTCAAAAACAGGGAAAAACGGATGAAAATAGGCAAAAGTGGCCTAATATATTTCCCCGTTGGTAACCCAGTAGTTTGCTGGGGCCGTTCATTCATCAGGAGGGAGAACTATGAGTGAACTTGTACGAGTCTTGGAGCGGGTTGCTCCGGACGAGCGCGAAGGAAGCGCGCAAGACTCGAAGGCTAAACGGCCCGACAACGAGTCACACAAGGAAGATTTTGATGCGTTGCTCAAACGAGCGGTGCAGGTGAAGTAATCATGGAAGTCATGGCATTTGGTCGTGAACTTGGTCGTTCAATAGTAGAGACTGCTAGTAGCGGTGTATCGACCAGTTTGTATTTGTTGCAGGCCGTCGAAGCCACCGTAAGCAATTTGGCAGTATTGGAAGATCAAGCCAAAGTGACGCAACGGCATATAGCTTTTTTCGCAGACGCTATTCGTCGGCGGGAAACATCTGACGAAATCGACCCTAATGGAGCGCTAGGGCTGGCTATCGAGAAAGCCGTTTCTGCGTGTGATCATATTACGACTAAACTGGCTTTCCGTCGTGTAGCGGCAGAGCGTGCCGATGAGTTGGTCGGCGATCACAAAAGCGACGTGTGCGAGGCATATGACCGCGTAACTGAAGCGTTTGAATGCGTTCGCGAATCGTTCGTCGATGTTGCTCGTGAAATTGCAGAGCACGATAAAGAATTCAATGTTGGTATTGGCCCGTTTGACACGGTTGACGAGCTAATCGCAGCCCTACAGGCTTAATTTGCCCGATGACGATAGTCGGCTCTGGGGGCGTCAAGTTTGACAAATTTGACGCTTCTCAGCGATTTGCGAAAGACTACAAAAAGTTAGACCAAGCGCTTCAGGCTAAAGTCAACGAAAAACTTCGTGATCTTTTGTGTGACCCGAAACCTCCAGGTTTGCGGTTTGAAAAACTATCGGGGCACAGCAAGCCGGATATCTACACTTTTCACGTAACTGGCAATTACAAGGTCTCGCTTGAGTTGAGGCGGGTTGATGGAGTTTGCATAGCTTTTTTGCGCGCAGTCGGGAATCACGACAAGATTGATCGCTTCCCTTAGCGCATTCAATATTGTTCGAGTTGTAACTACTGAACCGGCCCAGCGCCGGTTTTTTGTTTGAGGACGCTTTGTGAATAGAACGCAAAAACATGCTTGCTTCTTGCTGTTGCCGTTTACACGTTACTACTGGGCAAACGCGGCGTACGTCAGGATTGTGTTTTGGAATCCGGGCGCTGGTGACGCGCCAACCATTGCCAGACATCTCGCCCGAGAAACCCTGTTACTGGTTGCGAAACTTCTACCAGCAAGAACGCGAAAGATTCTGGTTGGTCAGCGCACAATGGATCAAAGTGTCCTTGTAGCTGAGTGGCGCTCATAGTTGACTCAAAGCCAATCGTGCACAACGAATTTCCGGGTGTCAGCAACCGCCAGTTGGTGCCGGCTACCGTTTGAACGATTCTTCTAGCTTGAGCAAGTTTTGCGGCAGCAGATTGAGCCGAGGGGTAATACAAGTGTTCGTTCAGGTCGCCCGATGACCGAGAGCGAGGCAGCGTTGGCAAAAGAGATGGACGGCTACTTCCGCGCGCCTGACAAGTAATTCCTACCAATGATTGATGTAGAGGACGTGCTGCAACGTGTTGAGGCGGGCGAGAGCCAAGCCGAGATTGCACGCTCATTGGGAACGTATCCAATGGCAATAAGTCGGTTGTTGGATCAAAGCGACGAGATCAAGTTACGTTCCGCGCGCGCGAGGGAGCGCAGCGCTGAGGCATGGCTAGATCGCGGTCTAGAAACGCTGGAAAAGGCTCTGGACAAGGAAAGCGGCATGGACGCATCGGCCGCTCGCGCCTATGAACAGGCTTGCGCCAGACGTGCGGCATTGCGTAACCCGTTGTACCGGGAAAAGCAGGCGCTGGAGCACTCGGGCGAGGTTGCGACGCGGATTGTCATTGATGATTCGCGTAGTTCTGCTACATAAATGCCAGTTATTCCGTGTCAATACCGGTTTTTGCTGGTTTTCTGGTTGTAGCCCGACTACATGAACGAAAAAGTCATCCGTTTACCTAACAACGGATGGCGACCACGCGATTACCAATGGCCTGCGTGGGACTATCTCCGAGACGGCGGCAAGCGTGCTTTGCTGTACTGGCACCGCCGATCAGGTAAGGACGACGTTGCCCTGCATTGGGCTGCAATAGCCAGCCAGAAACGAGTAGGTAACTACTGGCACACGCTGCCGGAGCAGGCGCAGGCGCGTAAAGCGATATGGGACGCGGTTAACCCGCATACCGGGCGCAAACGGATTGACGACGCGTTCCCGCTGGACATGCGGAAACGCACGCTCAACAATGAGATGTTGATCGAGTTTGCCAACGGCTCGACATGGCAGGTGGTTGGCTCTGATAACTACAACAGCCTGGTCGGCTCTACGCCGGTCGGTGTGGTGTTCAGCGAGTGGGCGCTGTGTGACCCTAATAGCTGGGCCTACATCTCGCCGATCCTTGAGGAAAACGGCGGCTGGGCTGCATTCATCACGACAACGCGCGGTAAGAATCACGCGTATCGGATGTACGAGGCAGCGAGAACAGACAAAGCTTGGTTTACGCAGGTTCTACGGGCTGCTGATACCGGGATATTCACTGCCGAACAGCTAGACCGGATCAAGGCCGAATACTCGGCGCTGCATGGTTCAGGTGTTGGCAACGCGCTATTCGAGCAGGAGTACAACAGTTCATTTGATGCTGCTGTCGTTGGTGCGGTGTACGGTGACGAGATGTCGCGCGCTCGCAATGACGGGCGTGTTAGACCTGTTCCATACAACCGCGAGAAGCCTGTGTTCACGGCGTGGGACATCGGCGGATCAGACAGCACGGCTATTTGGTTTGCTCAGGAAATCAGCGGCGAACTGCGCCTGATCGACTACTACGAAAACCGGCTGAAGGACGTTGCGCACTACTGTGACATCCTGCGCGGCAAAGGCTACAGCTACTCGGAATGTGTTCTACCGCATGACGCATTCAATCGTGGCCAGGCAGTGCTAGCGACCGGCAAAACGATTGCCCAGATGATTGAGGGCTTCGGATTCAAAACCCGACAAGCACCGAAGCTCGGCATTGCTAAACAGGTCGGCATTCAATCTGCGCGGATGTTGCTATCTCGTGCGTGGTTCGACGAGACCAAATGCGCTCGTGGCGTCGATTGCCTGCTGAACTATCGCTATGAAACCAACAACAGCACCGGCGAGCTGAACAAGGAACCGTTGCACGATTGGGCCAGCCATGGCGCAGACGCATTTGGCTATCTGGCGTTGGCAATCAACAGCGTGCAGACCGGCCAGCCGACATGGGGCAAGAAGCTCAACTACCCGAACATGAGAACGGTGTGAAGAACTCATACAAAAGGCACAAGTGACTAATGGATGAATCAGCGCTCACAACGCTCCTAAACAACGAACTCCGCAATGCAATGGGGTACGTTGGCCGCTTGACGCAAGAGCGGGAGCGCGCGCTGTTCTACTACCGTGGCGAGGCCAAGGGCGATCTATCTGCGCCAGAGGTAGAGGGCCGCTCGTCGGTCGTCTCTACCGACCTGATGGACACCGTCGAATGGATCATGCCGCAGTTGATGCGCATATTCATGAGCGGTGAAGACGTCGTCGAGTTCGCGCCGAAGAAGGCTGAGGCTGAGCAATCAGCCAAGCTGGTCACGCAGTACGTCAACTACATCATGCAGCACGACAACGAAGGTTTCCGTGTGCTGCATACCTGCATTAAAGACGCCCTGATTGAGAAGATGGGCGTTGCCAAGGTCTATTGGACGACCGAAGGCGTAGAGCGCAAGGAAGAATACCAAGGCTTGACGCAGGAAGCGTTAGCCGAGGTTATGAAGGATGAGGACGTAGAGCTTCGCCAGGCAACAGAGCGCATTGACCCGATGACGGGAATGCCGGTCTATGACGCGGTGTTTTGTCGTAAGACCGAAGAAGGCAGGGTGAAAATTGACCCTGTTCCGCCAGAAGAATTCCTGTTTGCCCGTGACTCGAAATCGACGCAGCATTCGCGCTTTATGGCGCATCGCGTGCAAAAGACGATCAGCGATCTGCGACAGGCTGGCTACGACGAAAAGAAGCTGGAAAACCTTGGCTCCGACGAGGGCGCTATCGACCTCACTGGTGAGCGTGTGCAGCGTGCGCTACAGGACGACGAGAACGCATGGGCCAATCGTTACCGGGAAGCCTCACAAGACCCTGCAAGCCGTATCGTGTGGGTCAACGAGTGTTACATCAAGGTTGATTACGACGGTGACGGCATCGTCGAATGGCGCAAGGTGGTCAAGGCCGGTAACGTCGTCCTCGAAAACGAAGAGATCGACGAACCGCCGTTTGTGGTGTTTACACCGCTGCTGATGTCGCACCGCATGATCGGCCTCGGTATGTATGACCTTGTCGGCGATTTGCAGCGCATCAAGACCGCTTTGCTGCGTCAGGTGCTGGATAACGCCTACCTTATCAACAATGGCCGCTATCTGGCTTTGAATGATCGGGTCAACCTTGATGATCTGCTGACGGTTCGACCGGGCGGGATTGTTCGCGTTGACCAGATGGACGCCGTACAGCCGCTGCCGGTCAATCCGATTGGCAACAACGCGCTTCCGTTGCTGGAATACGTTGACGAACTGCGCCAGAACCGTACCGGTGTTACCGCGCACACTCAGGGAATCGACGGCGACGCCCTAAACAAGACGCTGGGCGGCATGCAAATCCTTCAGGACGCATCGCAAGCCCGTATTGAGCTGATTGCACGCACGATGGCAGAAACAGCCGTCAAACAGTTATTCCGGCTGGTGTTTATGCTGGTCTGCAAGCACCAGAAGACATCAAGGATGATGCGTGTCAACGGGAAATACATCCCGGTGAATCCGCGTGAATGGGTCAACGAATACGACATGACCATCAATGTCGGCCTTGGTATGGGCAACAAGCAGGGGCAGCAGCAAAGCCTGATGCAACTGCTGACGATCCAGAAAGACGCGCTTGCAGCTCAATTAATCCCGCCTAACAAGGTGCTGGCAACCGCCCGCAGACTGACTGAGGCTATGGGCTACAAGAACGTCGATCAGTTCTGGCCGACCGATCAAGAGGCGCAGCAAATGATGCAGCAACAGCAGCAGAAGCCGCCCCAAGACCCGATTTTGATTCAACAGCAGATTGATGCGCACAAACAACAAACCGCGCAGGCTATCGAGACGTTTAAGGCGCAGCAACAAAGCCAACTGCAACAGCAGAAAGCGCAACTAGACCAAGCGGCTGAATCGGCAAGGCTTCAGCAGGAAAAACAGCTTGCCATGCTCGAAATCGAGAAAAAAGCTGCTGTAACCATGCGTGTTGAAGCGATGAAAGCGGCAGTGGAAATCGTAAAAGCCGCAAGCCTTGGACAAATTCAGGACGTGCAACAGCAGGCCGCAGAAGTGGCGCGGTTGACCGAAGAAATCGACGCCACAGCAAACAAATTAGCGCAATGAGTGATGAAGCAAAACTAGCGCAAGAAGTAGCCCGCAGCCAAGATGCTCAGGCGCTCCTTGAAAACCCTCTGCTGATCGAAGCGTTCGACGCTATCGAAAAGGAAATCGACAAAGAATGGAAGCAATCGAAAGCAAACGACGCGGACGCCCGCGAAAAGCTGTACCTGATGAATCGTCTGTTAGCAAAGTTGAAGGGGCAGATTCAGACGCACGTACAGACGGGCAGACTAGCGCAGAAGCAACTGATCGACCTTCGGGAGCGCCGTTCGTGGTTTGGGACGAGATAGAGGCGTATGCCGCATCTCTGGAAACCGACGAACGCCGCGTGACTCGTGTCTATTGTGACATCGAGAACCCGCCAGAGCTTTATTGCGGTCGCTATGGAAATGCGCCCGTAGAAAAAGGAGCATTTGCCGTCGTTACACACGATGGCGAACGTCACTACGGCGAGTGAATCGCCGGTAAACGCCGTGAGGCGCCGTTCCCCCGGAAACGGGGGACAGATTGGACAACATGGAAGAGCAGGACAAGCCTGTAGACGCATCGGCAGAGCCGACAAGCGTTGATGAGGCACCCAAAGGTTATGACCTCAACGAGGGCGCGGATCGAATCCTAGCCCTGACTAAATCGGAACCCAACAGCGAACCCGCTGACGCACCGAAGACAGAGCCGGAAGCCCCCGCCAAACAAGCGGACAAGGCGCCCGAGCCAACCTTATCCGAGGAAGAGCGAAAAGCCGGAGAACTGAGGCAAGCGGACTACACCCGCAAGACTCAGGAACTCGCTGAACAGCGCAGAGCTGTTGAAGCAGAACGACAACGCATCGGGCAAGAGCGCGCGCAGTACGCGCAGCAATTGCAAGGCGTCATGTTCGCGCTACAGCAGGAAAAGCCACCGAATTGGGATGAGCTACTTGCTACAGACCCGACCGCGTATCTGCAAGAGCGCCACAAATGGGAGCAAAAGGCCCAAGCGTTCAACCAGGCGCAACAGCAGCTTGCCTACGTTAACCACGTTCAACAGCAAGAGCAGCAGCAGCACCTTGCGGCCTATGTGTCGCAACAAGGCCAGCAGATGCTCGATGCCGTTCCGGAGTGGAAAGACGAAGCGAAGCGCGAAGCAGAGCACAAGAACATCCGTTCAGCACTGCAAAAAGCCGGGTTCCGTGACGAGGAGCTGAATCAGATTTACGACCACAGGATGCTTGTTGTAGCGCGCAAAGCGATGCTCTACGACGACATGGTTGCCAACATGGCAAAGGCGAAGGAAGCGGCGCAGAAAGCCCCTCCGGTACGCCCTTTGTCCTCTGGCGTGCCTTCTGATGGTCAACACATCAATCAAGCGGCATTTCAACGATTGAAGCGGTCTGGCGGACGTTCGATGGACGACGCAACAGCAGCAATCCGGTCGCTACTCGGATAAGGAATCATCATGGCTATTGTTAGCAACACGTACACCACGTACGACACCACGGCTATCCGTGAACAACTGGACGATGTCATTTACAACATCGCCCCGACTGAAACCCCGTTTGCTTCTGGCATCTCCAAAGGCAAAGCGGAAAACGTCTTTTTTGAATGGACGATTGACACCCTCGCCGCTGCCGCCAACAACGCGCAGCTTGACGGTGACGATGTAACGTCATTCACGGCAATTACTCCGCCGACTCGTATCGGTAACCGTTGTCAGATCAGCCGCAAGGTGTTCCTGATCTCGGATACCGAACAGGCGGTCAAGAAAGCCGGTCGCCCGGAAGAAATCGCGTATCAGATCGCGCTGAAAGGCAAGGAACTGAAGCGTGACATCGAAACCGCGCTGACGCAAAACACCACGGCCGTTACCGGCAACACCACGACCGCACGTCAAACGCGTGGCTTGGAAGGCTGGGTTGCAACCAATAACAGCTTTGGCTCTGGTGGCGCTGCTCCGGCTCCGTCTACCAACACGGCCCCGACTGACGGCACCCAGCGTGCTTTCACGGAAGCCATGCTCAAGTCGGTGCACCAACTGGTCTACAGCTCGGGCGGTAATGCTGACGTGCTGATGGTTGGCCCGTCGCAGAAGCAGGTCGTTTCGACCTTTGCCGGTAACTCGACGCGCATGGACAAGGGCGAAGACATGAAAGTCTACGCGGCCCTTGAGGTGTATGTAGGTGACTTCGGCGAAATCAAAGTGGTGCCGAACCGCTTCCAGCGTAACCGTACCGCCTTCCTCTTGCAGATGGATATGTGGCAGCTCATGCAGCTTCGCCCGATCAACACGCAAGAACTGGCGAAGACGGGCGACGCTGATAAGCGCATGCTGATTACTGAATATGGCCTGAAAGCCAAGCAGGAAGCGGCAAGCGGTGCCGTAAGAGATTTGTCCTAGTAACTAACCCAAGGGGCTTCGGCCCCTTAAGGATTTCTTATGCCTCTTGATGACGCATTGCGAATCAGCGCAACCGGGTCAACGATCACGGTTAGCGGCGCATCGGCGAACGTAGCCATTCCAAACACCAGCGCAGGAAATGCGTCGCGTTATATCCGTTTGGCAGCAACCAACACGGTCCCAGTGAAGATGGGGACATCTTCTGGCGTCACCGCGACGACAAATGACATGCTTGTTCAGCCCGCAGACGCTTGCATTGTGAGCGCGCAGGGCTTTTCGCATGTTGCAGCGATTCAAGTGGGCGGCGTTGCTGGCGTCCTGTTTATTACTCCGTTGGAATACTGATGCTTATTCAGCAAACCGTAAACACCAATATCGGTGTGCAAGACGGGCGGATTGTTGTCGCTCGCGAGCAAGACGTAGAACCGCTGCTGGAGCAGGCCAAATCGTTGCACAACGAAGGGCTGCACACGTCGGCTGCTGGCGACAAATTAGCGGGGATTCTGCCTGACGTGCTGATTGAGGCATACATCAATCAAAAGGGCATCACTTACCGCGAGTTCTTGCAAGGCAGCGAGCACATTAGGGCGATGCTGAATGATCCTGCGCTTTCGCATTTCCGCGTCTGGAAAGGTGCCTTGTAGTGGCTCTGAACAACTACGCCAACCTCAAGACAGCTATTGCAAACTGGCTAGGGCGCACTGATCTGGACTCGCCTTACTCGGCGATTGATGACGGGTTGGCGATCTTCGAGTCATGGGTAAATCGCAACATCCGCCATCGTCGCATGATTACCACGGCGACCGGTCTCACCATCGTTAGTAACGAGCTACAACACCCGACCGATTTTCTAGAGTGGTTCCAACTGCTCAACACGACCTCGCCGCGCCTGATCGAAATTGTCTCTAACGACGCGATGACGTACCAAAAAGAACAGACGATGACCGGAAACCCGCGTTTTGCCACGGTCAACAACACAGGGACAGAGTTGTATCCCGTTCCCGCTGACACAACGGGGATGACGACCATCTATTACGCGAAGCTGGCTGGCCTGAGTGGTTCTAACACGACTAACTGGCTGCTTACCAACTACCCCGATTTGTACTTGGCTGGATGCATCTTGTCGATGGCTGGCTATGTGCGTGATTCTCAACAAAAAGCAGAGCTGCAAGACATGCTTGCTAACGGACTTGATGAACTCAAGAAAGAAGGCCAGCGCACGCAATACGGCGGTTCTGTTCTATCCATGAAGGCGACCAATTAATGCGCGATAACACTCCAGCAACAGGCGTTTCTGTCACGCCCGCAGATGGCTCTGATTTGCCCGGCGGCTTGTGCCACAGTCTGCATGTAGGCGGCGCTGGCAATCTCTCGGTGTACATGGGGCCAAATAGCGAGACAGCGGTCACTATCGTCGCAAACGCTGGCTCTTATCACCCTATCAAAGTGCGTCGTGTGTTGAGTACGGGCACCACGGCAACCGGCATTGTGGCGCTGTATAACTGATGCTTAGTACCAGGCTAGACACTTGGTTTTCTGCGGTACAAAAAACAGGAGGCGCACCTTATTCCGCCTTTAACACTTTTGTCCAATCGCTTTATTCTGGTGGACAAACCGGCATCTGGTACGACGGCACCGACCCAACACAGCGCGCCGTCAACTCCGATGGCTCGGGTGGGCAACCAGCAACAGGCGCAAAGTTTGGTTGGCTGAACGATAAAAGCGGTGGCGGACGCCCGGCTGTTCAGGCCACGTCTGGCGCTCAACCGATTGCGCAGTCAAATCATGTGTTGTTCCAGGAGGCCAATGCGGTAACGGTTGGCGATCCGGTGCGATCCATGACCCCGGCGACAGCGTCAGGCGCGAATAAGCAAGCCAGTACCGGCATCGTGATTCTTGACTTCAATGTCACGCCGTTTGCTGCGCTGCCAGTTGGTGGCTTCTACAACTCGGTGACCAATTCACCGATTCCGTGCCGTTACGGGTTTGTTGCATGGCGTACCAACTCAACCGGCAACATGGATTTCTATGTCTGTGATGTCAACAACAACATCACGCCTGCCGTGGCGATTTCCGCCACTGCATGCCGCGCCCCAGTTTTGGGTGGTATTTCTGGCGGGTACGGGCTTTTTTACCAGTACGTGCAATTCAATTCGCGGCTCAGTGATGCGAATTTCCTACAGCTTCGCACACTAGCTTCTCAGGCGTGTGGCGCGTCCAACTTCTCGACTGATGTAATCGCCGGTATTGGCGATTCCAACATGTACGGCTATCGCCTGAGCGACGGCAAGTCGTGGCTGTGGAATGTCGCGGGTAGTACGACCGCCAAGGTCTACAACTTCGGCGTTATAGGCGGCTTTATGAACGGCGAGGTGACGATGTATCGCTTGCCGGCAATCAAAGGCGCAGGCAAAAACGTCGCCTTGTGGACAGCGGCGCAAAACGATGTCTACGTCAGCAATGCCGCTGACGTGGTCGAAATGTATTGCGGCGGCTTATATCTGGCGCGACAAATGGGATGGCGCACGATGGCGTCAACCTATTACGGAAGTTCATCCGCCGTTCAGGCGTTCAACACTGCTGTAAAGCTGCGCCAGTACGATGCTTTTGATTACCTTTGCGACTTTGCGGCTGATTCCAGGCTCGCCAACACGGCAGACACCACATACTTCTTAGCGGATGCAATACACCTGAAAGATGCCGGTCGTGACATTGCCGTCACGGTAGCGAAAAGTGCGTGCACGAATGCGTTGTCGTACCCGTTCGCGGATTTCACGGCAACGCCGCGTATTGGGTCAACGGTCAATGCCTCATTTACAAATGCTTCTGTCGGGGCGTCGTCCTACGCATGGGATTTCACCAACGACAGTTCGACCGACAGCACGGCGACGAATCCAACCAACAACTACACCGTCACCGGCACGCCAGATGTCAAGCTCACGGCAACCAATGCCAGCGGATCGGCGCAGCGGGTTCGGCGTTTCTACATCAACGTGCAGCCGTCCCCGTCATGGGTGACAAGCAATCTGGTTTGCGGGTTTATAGCCAACGCCGGGCAGACCAGCACGGGCGGGTTCCTGTCGGCGTGGGCCGATTCGATCATGTCCAGTGGGATCAGTATTTCCCAAGCGACGGGCGCAAATCAGCCCGCCGTGGATGGCGCCGGGATTGTCACATTTGACGGATCGAACGACTACCTGCAATCAGGCGTTGTTGCATCGCTTGGAACGCGGATGACCGTTTTCCTGCTATGCAAGATCAACACGGCGACGGCTGGCCGCTATTTGTGTGACGGCAGAGTTGTAAACGCGGCAAATTTGCGCCTGTACTCGGCGACCGATTTGATGGTGGCAAACCAAGTAGACATTACGCAGACATCTGGCATCACCGCTGGATCGTGGCAATCCATTCATTACGGCTTCGCAAGCGACATGACCAACATCACGAAAATGATGATGGCAGAGATTGAAGGAAAAGATCGCGTGCTAGGCTGCTGGCTTGGCGGGGACGCGGTTGCAGCGAACGGAGTCACGCTCGGCGCTCGATACAACGGAACCAGCCCGGTTGCAATGTCGGTGAAGGCAATGCTCTGCTACAGCGCTGGCCTTACCCGTGCGCAGATGGCGCAAAACAAAGCAATGGCGGCTACTCTCTAATGTTGACATGGCAGAACACCGGCGATCCATGTACGCCGGAGACGTTCACATTCGTCAATCACTTGTTCCCGACTCGAACCGGCTTTACTAATGGGCTGGAACCGACGCTATTTTCAACGCTTGGCAGTGTTAGCGCGACCGTTGCTGCGGACACTAACTATTACCCGCGTTTCTTCCCGTACTTTGATTCAGGCGGCTCGCAAAACGTCTTGTTCACGCTGTCGAACAAGATTTACAACTTTTCTGGCGGTCTTGGCGGCGCAACCCTGACCGATTATTCCAACGCAAGCGCCCCGACTGCATATCAGTTCTCATTTGCCCAGTGGCGCGAATACATCTACGCATGCAATGGTGCTGACCTGCTGCAAAAAAGCAATAGCGGAGCGTTCGCAAATGTCGCCAGCACGCCGAAACTGACCCGTATTTGCGCATGGGGTGAACGGCTATTTGGCATCAACAATGTCGCTTCGTTCACGTCTGGTGGAACGCCTTACGCGGCAAGTAACTATCGCTACTGGATCAGTGGCGTAGGCAATCCAGAACAGTTCGACGCAGCGATTGATTCAACGGCCTATACAGACGACATTGAGGACGGGGGCGGGCCTTTGGTGGCCTGTGCCGTGCTTCGTGACTTT